ATCATAAACTGAGTATAGACTACTATTAATAGTAGTCTATACACAATCTCATTCAGTGACGCACCTATAACTACTGGTTAAGTACTATATTGTAGTTCTCTACGGGGTACTTAGTACCCCTAGGAGAACTTTTTCAGTAAAAGGGGTTGCAAACCCCTTAACACTATGCTATAATCCCCGGTAAACCCATGTTCCCAACCTTACGACTACCAAGGCAAGCTTCATCCTGACAGAAACCCCAGGAAAACCTGAGGCCAAACCTGAAGAAAGAGAAGATAATGGCGCGAGACTCAGCAACTCCCCTCCCCGCTAAGCGGAAGGCGGTTATCACCCCGGCACAGACCGGAGAGCACTCCAAGGGTCCCTCGATCAAGCCTAAGCGTTCATTCGCAAATGGCTAAGTACACCAAGGCCCAGAGGCAAGTCCTCAAGAGCAAGAGCACCCCTAAGGCCAAGGCTCGTACCAAGGCCCGTATCGAAGCCCGTAACGCGAAGAGGTATCTCGCCACCATGGGCTACGACACCTCCTCAGTCTCTCGCTCTGAGGCCAAGTACCAGGCCGAGGTTCTCAAGGTCGCGGGTGGCGCAGGGGACCGCGCAGCCCGGGAAGTGAACAACTACCTTGACTGGTAAGAAAAGGAAGCGGCGCTCCAAGGGAGCCTACAGGGACCTCGTAGCAGGGATGTCCCGGGCGATGGGCGCATCTTCCGCTTCTGGACGACGCAGGCGAAGGGTTTAGAGAATGGCAGGAGCAGCAACTCGCAAGACGGCAACGCGGATGCCGAAGGCCAAGATGGCCCCGAAGGTCCGCCAGATGAGGGCCAGAGGCCTAACCGTCAAAGAGATTGCCAAGAAGCTCAATCGCTCAGAGCGCGCCATCTACGAAGTCCTTCGCTGGGCGAACCAAGGCGGGGATTCGATCGTACACGAAATCCCGGACCCGAAAGCGAAAGAGGATCTCCCCTCTGAGATCCAAGAGATGCTGGAGTACACTGCAGACGCCTTCGAGAAGTTCTTCAACCGCTACTCAGGCCGAACGCTCCAGCCCATCCACAAGAAATGGGTGGAGGATGCCCTGTCTCACCATCGGGTTCTCATCAATTGCCCCCCTAGGCACGCGAAGTCTACGATCTTCTCCGCCTGGTTCCCCATCTGGCTCATCTGTATCAACCGTAACGAACAGATCCTCATCTGTTCCCAAACCGACAAACTGGCTAAAAAGTTCACGAATGAAATCTCTTACCACCTCTCTTACAATGCCCAGCTCATCAAGGACTTTGGTCGCTTCAAGCCTGAGATGGCTGACTCTCCTTGGCGTCCCAACTCCGGGGAGCTCCTTGTCGAAGGGCGAACGCGAGAGACGAAGTCGGGAGACCTAACAGTTCAGGTCCGAGGGGCTGGTCAGCAGATCCTCGGCATGGAGGCAACATGGGTGATTGTCGATGACCCGGTCAGCAGGAAACACGTCAAAAGCGAAACGGAAAGGGAATCCCTATCCGATTGGTTCCATGGCGATGTCCTCTCTCGGTTGGAACCTGATGGAAAAGCCATCTGCATTGGGCAGCGGCTCCATCTATACGACCTCTATGGAGAACTCGCAGAAGAAACGATCGCGAGCGAAGAAGGAGAAGTAAAGCCTCGTTGGAAACACATCAATTACCCCGCAATCATACAGTGGCCAGACAAGGATCAGAAGCTCAAGGCCGAAGTTCTTTGGCCGAACAAGTGGACCTTCGAGGCCCTCATGGAGCGCAAGGCCGACATGGGCTCTTCACTCTTCGAGGCTATGTACCAGCAGAACCCTCTACCCGAGGGCGAGCGGCTTTGCCGCCCCGCCTGGGTTCACGGGGACGACACTCATCCGGGGTGCTTGGATCTTGACAGAGACGCGACAGAGATGCCGCTCGAATTTACGAACCGAGTCCGGGTTGTCTCCATGGACCCCTCGCCTACCCAGTATGCTGGGCTTATCGTTGCTGACCTAGATTGGCGCCATGGGCAATTCAACTGTACGATCCTTGAGGTGGTTCGCGAGAAGATGCAGGTTCGGGACATGATCGGACACATCCTCCGGGTACTTGATGCGTATAACCCTCACTACTTCATCTTCGAGCAGAACGCTGCTCAGCGGTGGTTCTTGCAGGACCCAACTTTCGAAGAGGTGAGACGGCGTGTGAGAGTTCTCCCTCATAACACCACCAAGGCAAAGGGAGACCCTGAGTTCGGGATCGAGTCTCTCGCTATCGAGTTTGAGTTCGGGCGTATCCGCCTCCCATACGGCGGGGCGTCTGGGCGCAACATGAGTAAGCTTCTTCTCGACGAGGCTTACGCGTACCCACAGGGGAAGACGGACGACGTCCTCATGGCCCTGTGGTTTATCAAGTTCAACTACAACCGGCTCGTTCCGAGGAACGGATTCACCGGGGAAGCTAACACCGCCACGGCCAGGGGTTTCCGAACTCCTCCTCGCCTGGCCGGGGGCTATCGGTGGCAAAAGGGTAAGGTGGCTGTGTAATGGATTGGAAAGACATGCAGGATCTCAGCGAGAGGATCACAGAAGCTGACCTTATCCAGATCCGTGCTGACCGAACTAACAACTACTCCGCTTGGAAGCAGCGCATGGAGGCAGTTGACAAACTGTACCGGGGAGAGTGGAACAGCGTCTTCCCGGACGAATCCATCGAAGAGCTTAAGCCGGTTGTCAGCAACCTCGTCCAGGTGGGTCTTGACGACCTCTCTCACTTGGTGGCAGAGACCAAGCCTTCTATCCGGGAGTATCCCCGAGACGACAGCGACAAGGCCCTTGAAGACGCGCGGGTGGCTGAGGCCATTGCTGACACCTACTGGGAGGCGAACCGGGGCGACACTATGATCCCCCAGCTCGCCCTGGATCTCGCGGGCACAGGGTGTGCCATCATCGTCGTAGATATCATGCACGGCGAGTATCCCTGCTACCACCGCGTTGACCCACGGTATGCGTACCCAAGCCAAGTTAACGGCAGGCTCATCGACTTGTTTGTTGCACAAGAAATCAAGTTGCGAGACCTTAAGGCGATGTTCCCGCGGCTGGCGGAAGACCCCCGTGTCCAGGTAAGCCCCAAGGACTACGACACGATCGAGGTCTGGGAGTACTACTCTGCGGACATCTGCGTCCAGGCCTTCGGCTTCATCAAGAACCATAAGATCATCAAAGAGGGCTGCCACATCATCAAGACGTGGGAACCTAAGTGCGACCAGATCCCCGTTGCCTTTACGAAGCTGGACACTCTCGACGGCGAGATCCGAGGTATCTTCGATCAGGTCGACTCTAGTATCCGTACGAAGAACCGCGTCGTTCAGCTTCTCTTGGATTACTCTGACCAGCTGACCTACGCGCCCATGGTCTCCATGGGCCTTATCAACGAAGAGGAGAGGCCGGGTCCGAATGCACACTACCGACTTGACCCCAATACTCCTGGAGCTAACGTCACGCGACTTGCGCCCGCAGGGTCGTCTCCTCAGCTTTATGCCCTCCTGGACCTCCTTGAGCGAGAGCAGCGTGTTGGTGTATCTTACCCTGCTTCGCGCCAGGGAGAAGTACAACAGTCTATTGCTTCTGCCTCCTTCGTAAACTCTACGCAGGGGCAGCTCACCTCCACCGTCCGTCATCTCCAGGGCAAGCTTGGCCAGCTACGCGAAGACTTGGTCAAGATCAGCTTCGAGTATGACGAGGAGTACTGCTTCATGTTTACGGACAAGAAGCCCCTCTTCCGCACGGTTGGAAAGAAGAAGACGTACAGCGTTAAGGACATCCCCGAGAAGCCGATGACCAAGGTCATCTACGGAGCGGGGGCCGGACTGGACCGACTCAATGCCGACACCCGGGTCCTGCAGCACCTGGGCGCTGGCCTTATCTCCCTAGAGACAGCACGCGAGCAGATCGACTACGTCTCCCACGACGGGGAGGAACAGAACCGTATCGAAAAGGAAACCGTGCAGAAGGTCATGGTTCAAAAGTTCCTGGAGGAAGCACCATGGCAACTGGCTGGGAAGGTAAGCGAAATCATGGACAAGGAGGGCGTCAACCTAAACGAGGCAATCGCTCTCGTTGCCGAGGAGAATCCTCCGACTCCGGAGCAGATGGGGCAACCTCCCGCCATGCCTCCTGGGCCGGATGCGGGAATGCCCGCCCCGGCTACGGAGCAAGCCGCACTGCAGGCTGGTGGCGTCCCTGGAAATCCCGACGCGCAAATAGCGCCTCCAGGGCCTGGCGCGCCCGAAGGCGCGCCTCCCCCGGACTTTAGCGGCTTGTCGCCCATCAGGCGGTAAGCATGGAGATAGGAGACCTCGTTGAAGTTATCTGGGATGACGCGTCGTTCATCGAAGAGGACTCTTCCCCGAGTGAGTGGCATGACACCCTGCTCGTACACACGGTTGGGTTCCTCTCAAGAATGGACATGCGAGACGGCATCCCGGTCCGACTCTATATCTCGTCTGAAAGATTCCCCGACTTTCCGGAGAACTTCCGGAGCACTACTAGAGTCCCTCACTCACTGGTAAGGAAAGTAACGGTGTTGAGACATGGCAGAGAAACCTAAGTATCGTAAGGGCAGCGGCCCCAACCAGCTTCCGCAGGGGGGTGCCTCCTCCCTAAATGAAGTTCTTGAGTCTTCTTCCTTCGCCCCCGCAGAGCCAGACCTTGGCCCTGAGCCGGGCGCGATGAACATGTTCAGTCCTGAGTTTGCTGGACTAGAGAATGTTCTTTTCGCAGACACCGATCGCCCAGAGGAACCTATCACGGCAGGCGCGCCATTCGGTCCTGGCCCAGGCCCTCGCCCCGCATCTGGCGATGACACCATGTTCCGCAAGCGGGTAGCGACTGAGCTGCTGAACGCTAAGGGCGTCAGCTCTTCTACTAAGCTCTTCGCATCTAAACTTTACGCAGGAGACTAACTAATGCT